AATTCGCTAGAATTAAATCTATGTATATTTAAAGTTAAATTTACATGTTCGATTTTACCAAAAAAACTTGTAGAGAAATCAATGACTTCCTGATCAGTAAAAAACTTTTTCTGAAATATTTTTATCGCACCGTGACCGTATTCAAGATCGTTAATAGGATTCCTTGCTGAAAAAATATACATTTTTTCTTGGTCTGTTATACTTTCATAAATTTTTGAAATTTCAAAATCGTTAAGCAAATAAGCATCCGAATCGATTACTAAGAACATATTAGTGAAAGATTTTTCTCCGCATAATTTATGAGACCGAGCTATGTTTTCTTTTGTACTAAAAAGATTAAGATCTGTGATCTTAGATTTAGCTAATAGATAGTTTTCTGCTAGGTTAGGATCATCATAGCTTAAGAAGAACTTTTCCATACTGGATCCTTATTATAATAAGTCTGTCCTAAAGAAACGGTTTCAGCATACAGATCTCTAAAATATACACTTTGTTCTGGAGAAAAAGTTGTTAGCTGTAGACCAATGCCTGCTCGAATTTCAAAAGCCAACCACTCTAACTTTTCTAAAATTTTTTCTTTGTTATTTTCAAGATCTTTATAATTTTCTTCATAGATTGTTTTTAGACAATCAAAATCTCTAACTTGTACATAATCCCAATCTGTACAGTAGGTCATGTAACTTCCGGCACGAGCACCAAGCATCGCATATATTCCATTTTTCGCATGGTCTCCTATAGAGCACCAAATCTTTAATCTATGTAAATTGTGCCAATAGATCTGATTAAGCACAACTGATTCAGAAACTTTAACCCCGTCCTTGAGCAACATTTTTACACCTTCACGGAACCCTGCTCTCCATGCTTGGTAAGGAGAATAGTTGATAACAGTCTTGCTGAATACACTTGGATGATTTAAGTAACCATCCTCCCAGCAAAAATCTACCTGCGCCCTAGAAGCTTCAGCAGCTTCGTGTGTTCGCATATTTTTTACAAATGATTTATTCCATATTTTCAATCCACCGTTTCCATATCGTAGATTGTTGATAATATTCTCACCCGACCAACCATACACTTGTATACCCGGTGTTTCTGTTATTTCAATATTAAGAAATCGCTCATCTATTATGTTATCACCATCCACAGTAACAAACCATTCTGTATTTGATAATTCGGCAGCGGCTTTGTGAGCGTTATCTGAACCCTTCACTCCATGAACACGTTTAGCCCAAGGCGCTTTATTAATTAAATCAGCATGATTTAAATCAGCGTTTGGTTCGTCATAAGAGATAAAAATAATGTCTAATTCCGATGTTTTCATATTATAGTATAAACCATGTTTAATTTTTTTCTATGATAAAAACTAATGTTGTTGGAAAATAATTTTCTATAATCGCAACGATCTATATCAAAAATCATTTCCTGAGATGTAAATTTTTTTAAATCTATTTCGAAAGTTTGATAGTGTTTGTTAACATCGTTCTTATCAGTGAGATGAATATAACTTTTATTCTTATAAGAATTTAATTTCAGAGATTCATCTCCTAAAATTATTATTTTTAATACTGGTCGATTATCTAAACTAGTGATTATTAATTTAACTTCAGCTGTTGTATCAACATTACGATGTATATAAGTCACCGGCAATAATTTATTATAATGTTTATCGGCAGTAGCAACCTGCTGATCTAAAAGATTTAATTTTCCGTCAATAATAAATGCTTTAAAATCAGTAAACAATCTAGATACTGAATCAGTATCTATTAGTTCTTTTAATTTTTTTTCATCTACCTGCACTGATAATTTACTATCAAGATCGTTTTTTATCGGAGTTCCAGAAATTTTAATAATAGATCCAGAAATTTTATCAAACAAAATATAAAGATTATCCATTGGTTACCTTCATATTGCTAATAAATTTATTTTGATAAATCTGTATTAAAGAACCAACATCAAGATCTTTATCTGAATAGTGTAATAGATCTATTTGATTAAAAATACCAATTTTAAAAGTCTTCTCGTCAAAATAATATCCAAGGTCTTCGTATACAGTTCCGTTCTTAATACCGTCCTGTAGTATAGCCTTTAGATGTGTAAATCGTGGAAATTCTAAAGGATATGCTATTTGATCTTCAATATCTAATATTTTTGCTGCTAGACTAAATGCTTCGTCGGTTCCGACTACTTCGGGTATATAATTCGATAAGAAAAAGTTCTTAAACTCTTTAGGATTTAAGATTATCTCTCGTCCTAATTGAAAAAATTCAGTAGTCTTGTCTGATTTAGAAAAAAACGTATAAGCAGAGTATAGCATCGGTAACTGATTTTTTGTAAAAGTTTTTCTACAGAAATCATCTGTTAATTCTAATCCGTTATATTGTAACACCCTATTATTAACATAGAGATAATTTTCTTTTATAAAATAATCAATCCAATGACTAGTATCTCTAAAAAATATCATATCTGTATCCAAGCATACAGTGTATTCCCACGGTGATAACTCGTCCATCCACGACCTACCGTCCCAATGAGATTGCTTATCCCAGAAAATCACTCTATCAAAATAAGGCATTCCTTTTAGCCAGGAAATTTTTTCTTTATCGTCAGTTACTAATGCTACTTGATCATAACCGACTTTCTGGGTACGTTTGATAGACTGTGCTAATAGAATAGCCATCAGATCGTAACGATGTTTTTGACTTTTAGATATTACTATCAGATATCCAAAATTTCTATTCAATTTCTAGCTCCTGCAAATTAAATTTATTCATTATATGAACATCGCAGTTTATTTCGAGGTCATCAAAAACTATCGTATCTTTATTAAACTTCTTTACTTTGAAATTTTCCAAAGTCATTAACGGACTCGGTAAAAAATTATCTGTAGGCACGAACCCATTAGCTATATGATTAGCTATAGTAAAAGCAAAATCATTTCTAAAACTAGTTGGAGGAAGATTATATAGATCAACAAAGTAAAACCAATTATCTTTAACATATTCCACTATTTTAAAAATAGTTTTTACGAAATCAGTTTTTGAAAACATGATAGCAGTAGCCCATCGCATAGGAATAGTTGTTGGAGATAAATTTATAGTATCAGAGGATAATCTTTCTCCGACAGATTTCATTCCCTCAGTTATCAAAAATTCTTGGTCCGAATTCCAGTAAGAATTTAATCTATCTGTAAGTATAAAAAAATCTGAGTCGATCAATAATGTTCTCGAATACGGTGAATATTCAAAAGCAAGATATCTGTTAGTGTTGATAAAATCTATATGACGATTTGAGAGAAGTCGCGTGTTAGTTATAACTGGTCGATCTATAACTAATAGATTATCAATATTTTCAAGAGTCGACGACGTAGTAGTTACGGAATGATGATCAGTGATTAATGTAACCGGTACCCTTAAATTTTTAGTAGCATATCCGGCAGACATATTAGCTAATTTAACATAATCTATTTCTTTAGAATTATGTCCAAAAATTACTATACCTTTATCCATTTTTTAGATCTTGATATCCAGCGTTATATCGCCCCAATGCCATAAAATATCGATCTAAAATGTCTGTTTGAAATTGTAATAGGTGCTCTATAACAATGGGATTTTTATTAACATCTAATAAGATGACGTTTTGTTGTTTACCCAATGACAACACAGTGTTGACATAGGAAATTAACTGCGGGTCAATTTTAAAAATACCGCCATTAAATCCAAATGTAATGTCAGCATCAAATCTCTCTTTGAGGACTTGACGTTTGATCTTGACTGACAATAGTCTGTCAGATTTTTTGATTATAGATTCTAAAGATTTTTCCATAGTTTAGCTCGACAACTTATATATGCCGAGCTAACTAGGTTATAGGTTATTTGTGAAGCTAACTGTGATAGCTGTTCCTGGATCCCAACCTAGAGGTATAGGATCTTTAGAATAGAACATGTTGATATTGAAAGTAATATCAGCTGTAACACCGCCAGTAAACTGATTATCGACTTGATCTTGTAGCAGTAATTTAAATTCAATAGCGTTAGGAGTGGCTATTGGCCTAAAATGTTCCATGAGGATATAGTTGGAAGTATAAGGGCTAGTAATAGCATTTTTTCGATATATTTCAGTGAATCCTGCGGCACTAGAAGTAAAAGCGCCTTCAGAAGTATAGTTATTTGTATCAGTGGTCCTATCAGGAAGGAACGTTGTTGAATCGTATCCTTGTACTGCTTTAGTAAATCCGCCATAATACATTGGAAAATTATCTCCAACTAATTGTTTCCAAGATGTATCTTTAGCAGCCTGTACTCCTGTAGTCGATTCGTTAGTGACCACAAGGTTAAATCTTATTATGCCGCCAGTATTCCAAAATTGGAAAAATTTTAATTCGTCCGGCCATGTAATAGTGAACTGAGCGTCAATGCCAGCGGCACCATTACCCCAAGTCGATGACTGAGATCTGGTCGCAAGTAGTACATTGTCATAGGTTCTTAATACTAGTTTTTTAGTCACAGCCTGATTAATAGCTGTATAATATTGATTATAAACAGAACCCTGTATGGTTGTACTTCGAGTAGGGCTTACAGTACTAGAATTAGTGGCATAGATATGCTGGAATAATGCGTCTAAATCCACTTTAATTCTATCAAATTGACTTTTATGAACTATAGGTTGTGACACGGCTCCGGCAGGACCTATGTATGCTCCGACACTGGTTGTAGTGAGTGTTGTATTTTTTAAAGCAAAGGTATTGTTGGTTCTATTAACTACTTCAAAATACCCGCCTTCAAGGCCCGACTGTGTTGACCACGAGCCCGGTAAACCTGAAAGATAAATTATGTCACCATTCTGGAATCCGTGATTAGTTGTAGTAGTAACAACTCCTGGATTGGTCTTTGTAATATTAGAGATAGTTTTAGTAAAAGGATAAGGAGAAGAATTTAAGATAGCTGATGTTAACCCATATCCGTTTCCTTTAGATGAGGCTAAAGGTTTTCCTGTATTGTCTACACCAATTGGCCCAATGATAGCCAATAGGGTATTGTATAAATTGTCCCAATCGCTAAATGATATCGGGGTTACACCTGGGGTAATGGTTGGCATTCTTCTTTCCTTATAATACTAAAGCTTCTACTATTTTTATTCCAGTATCGTCTGACGATTCTAGTGCTATAGCAAAAACATCGGCAAACTGATGGAAACTGGCATAGATCGCACAACCGTTGTTCGATGCTACTAGCCTGTCACCTTTTTTAACGGATCCAACTACCTTAACAGGTACTCGACCCTTTAGTGCTATATATGTTCCGTTGGACAAATCTTCATTCATTCTGAATGCTGGATTTTCGGAAACCACGCCTATGGCTCTATCTCCAAATTGTGCTTCACGAACTTCGGCTGCTCCACCGATTGCTACAACTGTGCCCACTTCATAATCTTTATCTGCGAGATATTTCTCCGCCAAGTCAGCATATCTAGAACTTGTAGAAGTTCCATTAAAAAATCTAGCATTAATGTCAGCACCAGCAGTTCTTATAACGATCGTGTCTGGATCTTTTTCTGTCGAGGGGAGTCTACCTTCAACTGATTGGGTATCAGTTGACTGGCCCTCAAAGAGTACAGCTCTAATAGTTCCGTTGGATGTTCTAATAGGTATAGACGCTGCACTCGGCAAAGCTAAATCGCTAGGATTGTAAATGTTAGCGCCTACTTGTAATCTTGTAGCGGAGATAGCAGATGAAGCCTGACCCACAATAGGTCCAGAAAATTCACCTTCAAACTTTCCATAGAATGTACGTGTAGTAGCATCAAATGAAATTACATTTGATATGTCTCTAATGCTGCCTGTGTGTTCACCTACCGTGTTTCCTGTGAGATCTCCTTCGACATCTCCAAAAAGATGATTGGCGTATATCTTGTTCCACTTTTTACCAGAATATCCTAGATTATACTTAGAGGTTGATCCTGGTAATATACAAAATTCCGAATCTGGATCGGTTACGTCAAACAACTGTCTAGAAAAAATCATCATGTCGTCTTTGTCAGTATTAGAACCAGCATTGCTTATCCTAACTAAAATCTGACCATTAATTTGATTTTCAATAATAGGTTGTTGACCAACTGACGAATTAACATAAATTTTAAGATCTTTTCTGATACTGGTTCCAATAGTCAATCCTGCTTGGAATCCAACAGTATTATTAAATCCGCCTTCGATATCTGATCGAATATAATTCGATGGGCTTACTCCGCCTAGTTTCTGAGAATCACTGGCTGTACCCCAGAAAATTTGTCCGGTACTAACACCCGTCGAACTTACAGCATTTAGAGTGATACCTTTTTTAACCTGTCGACCTGTTTCTGAGAAACCAGCAATGTTATTCGATGTCGATAATGTAAAATCATCATCATTACTAAAAATAGCAGTAGTCACGCCACCAACAACAGCACGTAAAATAACATGGCTGGTATTATTAGAATCTTTTACAACCTGTGTTACGATCTGAGATGTGCCAAAACCCGGAGCACTCTGTGGTCCAATAAGAACAAAACTAGATCCATTCCATGCCGACAGCTGATTGGTGTTTGTATCAAACCATAGATCGCCTGCTGTTAAACCTGGCGGAGGTGTAGATGCTATTTCAGCACCGCTGGCTACTTTAAATTTTGTACCATCGTAGAATTTTAATTTTCTATTAACAGAATCATACCAAATTTGACCTAAAATAGGCTTTAAAGGAGGTATTGTATTAGCGAAATTTTCTAGTAAGTGTAGAAAATTTTCATTCTGTACTTCACCATATCCTGTATAATTTCTACCTACAAATTTAAGATCTGTAGTATTGTCTATAGTGCCGTCAGAAACGTTGGTTAAAAACGTTCCGTTATATCTATCTACGCGGTATGTCATAGTTATTCTTCCAATTCACTGTATTTATCGTAGCAGTATTATTCAAAATTCTGCTTTTTAGCTATGATATCTTGCTCTTCTGCTTCTGAAACAAATGTAAAAGCACCGGTATTTGAAGAATATGACCTTACCTGTTCTTGATGATTCTGTTTAGCAGCGTCTAGAAACTCTTTCATAGCTGCGAATTCTGCGGTTTTAGTAATATCACTCCTATCTAACATATCGATCAGTATGTTTATTTGTCGGTGTATAGGATATTCCGACAGAATCGTTACATTAGTGTTGTACTTTACATATGATTCAGTGATAACTGGTTTGTCAGATCTTGATCTAACTTCGCCAGTGCTATAATCACCGTACCAATAGTCACCAGAATCTTCATCTAGCTCAACTGTTTTAACTAAAAAATTGTCGAGATTCAATGCTGTTCGATCAGTGTCGGGAGTTATTTCTCCTATTAACACACCGGTATTTTTTATAAAAAGTAATTCTCTTGCTACTTTAGCCATTATCCAATCCTCCCCCAAGCCAATACTAGACTATATTTAGGCCGTTCTGTGGGTCCTATTTTTGTAACTTCATGTTCCAAGTGTATAGGCATGTCCATTAGAGCACCTGGTTCTTCTTCAACTAAATGATCTATGCCCTGATCATCATAATACTTAAAATGAGGTTGATCGCTTTGAAGGAAAATCAATTTGAATTTCCAGTAACCACCTATGCTGTCTTTGTGTCTTAATAGATAGTCTCCCGGATCGTATCTATTAATTGTCATACTAGTGATGAATCTCGAATCATCTGGTATAGTTTTAGTGATAGCATATTTTAAGTCATTGTCCATGTTAAAATGAAAAAGACTTTTTAATTTACTATTACCATACGATGTTTTAAAATTATGTGTGTCAGTTGAGGTCCGGCTAGAAAACCTATCGCTATGCTTTTCTGCTAGTTCGATTATCTCTTCTACATTAGTAACATAATTTTTTACTAGTTTAACCTGAGACATATTCCCAACTCGATTGTATTGTATTGACTCTATAAATCAAAAGATTATTTCTAGAAGGATTTGTAACAGTAGTAGTTACGGAAACATTAGATACAAAAGATACACTGATCCAACTTCCTCTAGAAACAGATGTAGATGTTGATACATTCTGTATAGTGCTGGCAATATGTGCCAGCGTTCCTACACGGAAATTCAACGGGGGTGCTAATTGATTCAATAATCCAGCTACTGATCCTGCTCCGGTACCGGTAGTAGATAAACCATTAGTATCTAAACTAAAATATAAAGTCCTATTAGCTATCTGATCATCGACATATTTTTTAGTAGCAGCATGTTTTTCATCAATAGGTTCATCAACAAGTGTCAGATAACCTGTCATTATTCCGCCAGCTTTAGCCACACGGGTGTTGTCTACTACTTCAATATTTTCCGAACCGTCGAAAGCAACACCATTGATATATTTTGGGGACTGTAATTTAGAAGCAGTAGCGGCGTTGCCGGTTAATGTGCCAGTAAATGTTTTAGTGCCGGCATTATAAGCGATAGTATCATCGCCGGCATAGATATCGCCCTTAAGATCTCCAATAACTTTATCAATTAGTGTTAATGTATTTGTTGTTATATTTGTAAATGTACCTTGAGCACCTGTGAATGCTCTGGCAGATGAGTCGAAACACAAAGATGTGTCGGCCGCTCTAATATCACCTTGAAGTGTGCCTACATGTGTTCCAAAAAATTCTTTAGCACTGGCATCAAACATTACTTGGTCATCTTCTGCCAAAAGATCTCCTTGTAGTGTTCCTCGAACATTTCCGTAAAAATCTTTAGAATATACAGAATTCCATTTCTTTGATACCGAACCTAGATTGTAAATTTCTGTAGTGTTAGGAGCCATGCCTTCTTCTGAAAATATAGCCACATCGTTATTGATGGTACCATTTTTTACACGTATTTTTAACGGGCCGTTCAATTGACTCGATAGGACAATTTTATTAAAATCTTCTACAAATATTTTTAAATCACTATCGTCGCCTACGGTAAACCCATTATCGCCAAACGTTGAACCATTTAAGCCACGCATTACAAAATCTGCGGTAGTGAATCCCTCAAACTTTTCTGAATTGCTAGCTGTTCCCCAATATCTGTAATCGGTAGATGTTACACCAGTAGCAGGAGTATCAACTAATGTGAAACCTTTCTTAATCTCAGTGAATCCATCAATCTCATCGATAATACCAATATCAAATTCTGTCGAACTAACTACTGCCACAACTGTTTCATTATTAAATACTTTGATTATAGCATGTTCAACGTTGCTGTTATCTCGTATAGTGCCTGAACTGAATTTTGTTTCGCCGAATCCTACTGCTAATTCAGGTCCAATAATAACATAGTCTGCGCCGTCCCAAACATTTAATTGTTTAAGAGTATCATCGTACCAAAGATTACCTTTGTCTTTAGCTGCTAGTCCAGTCGGTGCTGCTGCTGACACATCGGTAACAGAAACAGTTTTCCACTTTGCTGTATCATCATAAAATTTTAATTTGTTGTTTAGTTCATCGTACCAAATCTGTCCAGTAATTGGTCGTCTTGGGGCACTGAAACCCCTAAAATTTTCTAGCAGATGTAATACATTTTCATTTTGTACTTCACCATATCCAGCATAATTTTTTCCGATAAGTTTCAGATCAGAACTAGAACTGTCCACAGTTTGGTCGGGTACTTCTATAAAAAACGACCCGTTATATCTATCAATCTGGTATGGCATTGTCCGCTCCTGTTATTCTGTTATACTGTCTGCTGCAGCCTGTCTTTGCTGCTCTAATTCTAAATATTCTTGTTCTGAAAGAGATGTAGGAATTTCTAACGCTTTTTCTCTAAGGTGTCTTAATATCTTCCAATCAGTTCGATTTAAAAATTCTCTGTGAACACTATTACTAGTATATGTTGACTTTGCTAAAACTTGTTCAGTAGACAATTCACAAACAGTGTTCGTTGTTGTGTCAAAATAGTGTGTATCTGAAATTATTTGACCGTATTGCTGATCGGTTATACTAGTAACCTGAACGCCATTAGGCGTATTTGGTTGATAATTTAATATCGCTGTGATCTGATTATTTTCTACGCAAACGTAATACATATTAACTCCAAATAGCTAGCCAATTGGCTGCTGGTGTTGATCTCTGTTCTGTATTCTGAACCCAAACACGAATCCTATCTCCAAGATTGCTCCAGGTACATCTTAAGCTGTCATTTCCATCTACGCCGCCGGCATAGTGTATAACAGCGATACTTGGCATAAATGCCACAAGGTTTGTCATAGCTTTTCCGCTCGGAGGATAAACATCAAAGAAATTTGCTCCGTTATTAAATGATCCGACTTGATTTGTATAACCAGTAGTACTATACTGTGTATTACCGTAAGTAATTGTATAATTGGTCGGAAATAATGCTATAACTTCATTTTTTATAATCTGATCCCTAGCATCAACATATTGTTTTGTAGCAGCACCCAATCCCGTTGATGGATCATTGGCTAAAATTAGTGGTCCAGTTAATGTTCCTCCGGTGCTAGGAAATTTAGTATTATCAAAAACTGTGATACTAGATTGTCCTGTAAAAGGAACATTGTTAATAAGTATATCGCTCTGTAATCGTGTAGCCGTAGCAGCATTACCTGTTAACGTACCTGTAAAGATTTTCGTAGTACCGTCATAGGCCACAGAATCATCTGCGGCAATTAAACTTCCCTTGACATTGCCTAATACACTGCCTGTCAATGAACCTGTAACATCACCAACTACATCACCTGTAACATTACCTAAGACATTGCCTGTTAGATTACCAATAACATTTCCAGTTACTCCACCAACAACAGGACCAGTATGTGTACCTACACTATTGCCTGTGAGATTAGCCACTACTGTATTAGCGGCAAAATTTCCAGAACTATCTCGAACAACCACAGTATCTTGAACATTATTTGACGAAGCATCTAATGTCCAAGTAATATTTGCCGATCCGTCAAAATCTGCTCCGGATACATAGTCGCCTGCGATTAATTTAAATGTAGTAGAGGCTTTAACTGTTATGTCAGCGGCTCCGCTGAATGCCACACCGTTGATATTTCTAGGTGTCGTTAATGTTGCTGCTGAACCGGCGCTGCCTGATATATTCCCATTAATAACAGCAGTGCTTGATAAATTGATTCCCTTCACAAAAGAAGTAAATCCTGTTATAGGTGTTAGAGGTGTAAATGCTCGATCAGCGATCACTGAAATAATTGTGTCGTTGATAGTTGTCTGTATTACCGGTATATCGTTACCCGACGAATCAACTATGATTGTAGAAACATGTCGTGTGTTACCAAAACCTGCTACAGTTTCCGGACCTACAAATTGAAAATCAGATCCGTCATAGACATAGAATCTACCGCTATCTGATTCATACCATCCGTCGCCTGGAGCAGGATCTTCTGGTTCTGTTTCTGATAGTTTTGTTCCGCCCACAATATTCCATGTAGAACCAGAATATACTTTTATACGCTTATCGGTCGAATCATACCATAACTGCCCGGCCAACGGTTTCCCCGGAGCTATTCCACCTGCGAAATTTTCTAATAAAAATACAAAATTTTCATTTTGTGTTTCGCCGTAGCCGGCAAAGTTTTTTCCTACTAGATTTAAATTCGTAGTGGAATCTAGTGTACCATCTTCTAGTATTACTAGTCGCTCTCCGTTATATTTGTTAATTTGATATGGCATGTCGCTCTTCCATTATATTAATCTTGTACCGTATGTCGCATATGGAATATCATATGGCGAAGGATCTTCAACTAACGGTTCGTAAACTACCCATGTTAACGTTGAAGAAATATTTTCTAATCGTAAAACAATTTTTCCTCTTCTAACAAATAATAGCGGAGGAGCTTTAGCTGGTATAACTACTGGATTCTGTATATCTAAAACAACACCATGAGGTGTTTCAAGTCCGCCGGGCGTTTCAGAACCATCAACTTCATATAATGTAGAATAGTTGATATTGAATGTTTGTTGTGCGATATCTTCTTGATAGTATCTTGATGTCGCTATTCGGCAAAGGGTATTTTCTTCGTACTCATCAGGAGGACAAATATCTGTAACAATAGCAATTATTTCAGCATTGGTTAACGATGTTTCTGCCTGTGTTCCTTGACCGCTGTTATTATTCTTTGTGATATCTAAAGATAGAGGAATGCTTCTAGTTCTAACTAGATTAGTAACGTATTTCTTTGATGTAGCTTGTGCTAATTGATCAGGGTCGTTGGTAGATAGGTAAGTATAGCCTTCTTGTGTTTGATCCGGAGCACTTTCTCCATCTGTAGTGATACCTAGTAGCCTAGGAGATCCGACAAACTCAACATCGCCTAACGGTTCAAAAATTAAATCGTTTGGATTAGCTGGATCGCCGTCGGCATAAGGAGTATTTCTTCCATTGTTAGAAATCCTATTATCGTCGATAGTGATGTTATCAGCAGTAAGAGCCGTCTGAGATCCGAAACTAATTAATCCCGGAGCTATAGTAACTGCCGAGGTTAATTCAATTGTCGTACCATTATTTCTAAGAACTTCAACTCCGCCTATTTTATAAGAACGTGTCGCTGGAATATCAATGTTTTCACTAAAGTCCCAATCCTGTTCGTCAGCTACAGCAGATTCGTCTTCATTCCAAATAATATAATGATCAGTAGTTCCGTTTAGAATAATACCACCGCCATACGCCTGAGCATCTGTTATATTGGTTCCGTCAGACTTCTTGCCTAATTCTATGTTCTTATCTTCTACCCTTAATGTCGATACATCAACACTAACTGTATTTCCTAAAACTGTAAGATCGCCGGTGATTTCAACACTGCCGCCAATGGTAGTTAAACTCTGAGGATTTGATGGTGCTATCTGTATTAAATCATCACCACCGGTATCAGGAGTTATTATAAAATAACTTAAAAGATTACCGCCACGGGTAGCTTTTAGAGTTATGCTTCCGTCTTCGGAAGTGTTTCTTAGCGTTACATCAGTCGAATTTTCCACTGCTAACTGTCCCTGAGGACCTGTACCAAAAAACAATCCGTCGTTTCTTTGGATTGTTAATGTTTCTGTTAGTACGTTAGGAAGATCTTTTCTTACATAAAATACAGAATCAATCTCACCTAATCTATCTGTATTATATGCTGTGCCCTGCCATTTGAATGTAGGATCGGCTGAATTGAAGCCGATCTTTATCAGCGTATTAGGAATCGACTCACCATTTTGATTAACTGTGTTATAATCAGAAATGGGATTTCTTAGAGAAAATTCCTGTGAGCTGAAAAATCCCATCAGCCTGCCACCATTATAAACAGCAGATACGATCTTACTTCTTCTATCAGAATCTTCTAAAGATTCAATCCTAAAACCGCTAAGATTCTGAGATGAGCTGTATATCGGTGCTACTAGAGTATCTTGACTTCCGTCAAAAAAGAATAGTTGTGCTGTCGAGGTATTGAACCAAAAATCCCCTGTGCTGATGTCAAGAGGTCGAGATATAGATAAAGCTGCGGTTCCGACAGATTTCCATTCGTTTCCCGAATATACCTTAATTCTATTTTCTGTAGTATCAAACCATAACTGTCCTATCAATGGCTGCGAAGGCTGTGATTGAGAAGCAAAGTTTTCTAGGAGATGAACAAAATTTTCGTTTAGATAATCGCCAAAGCCGCTAAAATTTTTGCCGATAAGTGTTAGGTCAGTCGATCCTTGATCAATCTGACCGTCAGCTACTGTAGCTACTATCGATCCGTCTGTTTTGTTTACTGTATAGGCCATTAAATCGCTCCATTAATCATTAGTAGGTCTGCCGCTTCGAATAATATAATTCAACGTGATAAAAGGATTCATCACAGTGAAAGGTTTGCCTGTTTGAGAATCCGCAAATCCAGGTCGTCGTTTGTTCTCATCTGTTACTTTAACTAATCCCGAAGAAGCCATAGCTTGTGCTCCGTTTGCGGCTGTTCCACCCTCTATTCTTATGTTAGTAATCGATCCGCCAGGTTGATAATCTAAATTTGTAGTCGGCGATTCTGTAATAGCATAGTACTGAGTAGCACGAGAGTTAGCAGACGATCTACCATACATATCATGTTCATGATCTGGAACATTAGGTCCCTGTAGAGTATATTGATCTGCTCCGCCTGCTCTACCTAAACTATTAGCCGACGATGTGTCAGCAACACGATTTCCACCTACTTCAGACAACGGGGTTTCAGCAGCAGGGCTGTTGTTTCCTCCTGGATAAGGAACTGTTGTATCAGCATTCATATCTTGTTTACCAAGAACAAAACGCCCTCTGAGGTCTGGAACTCGGAAAGTTTCGCCCTTGTCAGATCCTTTAAGGTCTAAATTTACAGTTCTACCTAAATTCTTATAATTAACATTTGATCCAATGATATCATATAGATCCCTAAATCTATATGCTTCATATTCAGATCCGTCACACAGCAAGTAACCTGTAGGTGCTGTAGTGCCAGCGTAAGGCAAGACTGCTCCGATAGGAACACCTGCATCATCAATAAATGTTTCTCTGGTCATCTTACGAAGACCCAGAGTACTTCTATAAACTAATAATTCGTCTGTATCTCTAACATTACCTAATGCCGACTTAGTCGAAATAATATCTGATGTTAGTGTTGTTACAAATGTTTTAGTTAAATTTCCTGTACCATTAAACACCACAACGTTACTAGAAACGTCACCTTCTAGTTTAAAATTAGTAGCAGATTGTAACGACGTGGATGTTTGAGCATTACCAGCAAGATTACCGCTTAGGTTACCTTTAATAATAGACGCATCAATAGTGTTAGCATAAATCGTACTGTATCTATTTGCTGAATCACCGATAGTTTCTGATGTTGTTAACGGTTTAATAGATTTTGAAAAAATGTTTCCGTTTAAAACAGATAAGTCACCGCCAACGTTTAAGTTCTTAGCGATAGCAGCACCGCCAGCTGTTTGTATAGCACCATTGCTAAGATTTGACGACTGCTGTTCCGATGTATTAATAATTTCGCCCGCTATCTTAACATTGCCACCGACATCTAACGGCTGTTGAGGATTAGTATTGTTAATACCGACACGGTCTTCAACTATCTTAATTACGGTTGTCGGCAAACCAGCAGCACCTGTTCTAGTGGTCTGCAAATCGATAGCCGCACCAGGTGTTGAATTATAAAAAATACCGCTCGATGACCTTACTCCGAGGTTTATGTTTCCGTTAGTACCTACAAATAGACCAGAGTCAGATCTAATATTAAGCTGTGCCTGGATCGTTCCGGTAGTATCAGTTCTAATAAAACTAGAGGAAGGAATCTCGTCAGTGCCTACTAGCAAAGATTCTGCAGATCTAGCTATGCCTATTAATCTAGGAGTAACTACTTCTTCAGAAATATCAGTCCTATTTGTTATATTGATGCCGGCTTTAATTTCAGTAAATCCCTGAATAACAACCTTAGGAATAAAATCGTCTTTGCTAATGATTGTTACAGGAATATCTTTAGTATAAAATACAATTACAGTTCGTTCTAAGTTATCAATATCAAGTATTGTTTCAACTAGAGGACCTGATTTTGTTCCTTCACTGAACTGTGGTCCAATCAAAACCCAATTAGTTCCTGACCACAGATATAACTGCTGTGTACTAGAGTTGACCCAAAGGTCACCAAGGCTTGATCCAGTTGGCTCATTAACGCCTGTGCTAATATTACTGGTTGTTTTGTATTCTATGCCATCATAAACATAAAGTTTATTTTCGTCTGAATTAAACCAGAGTTGACCTACAACTGATTTTGATGATTCAGGTGCTGAACCGCTGGCAAAATTTTCTAATAGATGTATAAAATTTTCAGCGATTATCTGTCCATAGCCTGTTTGATTTCGGCCAGGTATTGAAATACTAGTTGAAGTATTTGGAAAATTATCCGGAACTTCTAATGGTTCAGGATGTAGCGTACTGTCGGTAAAATATACTTTATATGCCATTATTGTACCTCAGTGAAACCAGTTAGGCTCTGTATTCTAATTGTATAATCGATCTGTATCAAACGATTCAGAGATTTTTGTACAGGATGGAATATTACATGTGTTAATAATTTTCCAGATCCATTAGCTTTTAGTCCTAATTCGTCAAATACGAAATCTCCAGACATGTCAACTGAGTTATCAAACGCTTCTTGGCTAGCTGGTTCGCCGTAGTCTAATAAACAACTTACAACAATATCAGTATATGTTGCTCCGGTTACATGCCTGATTTCCATTTTATTTCTAACAGGATCGTTGTTTGTAGCAGAATTTTGATCTACTACTTTTGAATAGGTCTGCGAATAAAGGCTGGAATTAGTACCGTTAGTATTTGGTGTTAGATAGGTAATTAATCCCGTAGGATCAACTACAGTTCCTCCATTGCCAAATACCATTTCTGATATCCATCCCTGGAGTTGATTAGACAAAGACTGTGCCATCGCTACGCTCATATTCTCGTAATGGATAGCATTTCTTTTATCTATAAAGATTTCTCCGTTTTCAGGATCAAATATCTTTATATGCCCTTCAACATGAAACCCTCCTGTTTCGTCAGGTTTTTTCTCTGGAATTTGTTGTATTGGTTGTTCTAACATAGTTTTAGACTCGTCTTTATTCATATCATATATTTATTATGGTAATTTTGTACTGCTATTTTGTAGAAACTTAGCGATAGCGGTGTTGCTATAGCTGAGTCCTTGCCCAGTAGTTGCGGTTGTAATACCGCGATCATACCATAATCTTCCCTGTCTGCGTATCACTGTGATACGTGTTCCCGCCGGAGCAGGCACAGTTAATCTAATATTCTCTGTGATTCCGTCCACAGAAAACTCTGCCTCGACGTCAACATCGCCGGCAGGACTATAAGCTCCTACTGTAGGATCGTAGAGCTTAGTCGGATCTTTTCTCAATCTTCTTCCGCCTACAAATACTTCGATCTGATCACAGCGGCCGAAATCGTCTGGAATTGTGTCTCTATACCAATTTGTTACTGTTGTTTTTTGAGGAACATAAGTAAGCGGACCAATTATATGTGAAGTTCCATCAGATATGAAATCTTCTTTTTCCTGAGATTCTTGGTAAGGAACAAATTCTAAAAAGCTGGTATCAACTACTAGTGTTCCCTTAGTGTGCAATGGCCTAATAGCTGTTCCGAACAATCCTCGTTTGATATTTCTGAGTATATTTCCAGATTTTTCAAAATACTGTATCTTTTCTCCCTGTATTGTTACGATACCTGGTTGATCTTTGGCAGGGGTTGGCAGAGTACTAGCATCTACTAGAACTATTTCGTTATCGTAGTAATTTAGATCTTTGTCTAGCTCGATCTCAGAAACCCTAAATCTGCTGAAATGATTTCTATTCAATACGTCTTTAAATATCTCAAAAGATAGCGGTTCTTTATATAAAAGATCACCGAAGCTGATAGTTTCTATTATATCTGTTGTCGAAGTTTCGTCTTTTAGATAGATAGTCCTTGGTAATTCGACATAGAAATCAATGTCGGGAGTTAGACGTTCACCGTTTTTATAAACCCAAACATATGAAATTCCTAACAACGGTCTTTGCAATGAAAAGCTAACTTTGCCACCGGTAAATTCATCTTTGACCACGTCAAGTTCAGTATATCTATCAAACCAAGTAATAGATAATATATCACCTGTAGTAAATGAAGTAGATTGTTCTAGGATAATCTGTGTACCTAAAATTGAATACTGTCTAGCCGATGAATCCTCTATGCGGATAACTGCTCCTATTTCCACAGGTTTGGTAAATGTAACAGTATTGTTTTCTGAGGTAAAGACATAATCAATACCAAAAGTTTTAATAACACCGTCAACAAAAACTTTTAAGTCAGTGAATATAATAGTGCCTGGTTCTCTCGGTGTATCAACTCCGATAGGCACACTATTATTCCCGTCATAGATTTTATAAGTAGTCTCAACAGTTCTTAGTAACTGCCCATTTAACTCAACTATCATATCACCGGCTGGATCAATGTCTAATCCGCTGAAAGTAGGTATAGCATATTCTAGTATCGTATCGTCAAGAATAATTTCAGTTTGATTAATTTTAATCAGTGGTCTGTCAGCGGATAATAGTGCTATTAAAATAATCTTAGAACCGACTATTGGTGCTACACCAAATTCGACAAGAGCTTTGTCTTGTGTATCTGTTAATTGACTACTGTTAATAAATCCAACATCAATAGGTTGATTATCGACGCTAGCAAATATCGTCGCTGTTTCGTCAAACGCGGCGCCTGTTATAAAATATCTATCATTACCGGTTCCGGTAAATTCTCTATAATCTAAAATACCGGCGCCACCTGGCCCCATACTAAAAATTTCTATTATAGATCCTAGAATCGGAGCAGATCCTATAAATCGAACAGAATCGGTCTCTGGAATAATAACAAAGTCTGTGTCAATAGATTTTTTGTATTTGTCAACAAATACTATTATGTTTGTTTTTTCAATTACCTGTTGTCCGATATCAAACAATATCGTTGTGCCGTCACCGATAAAAATATTAGATTTGAGAGACGAACCACCACTACGCGATGAGTGAAAAACTTTGATGCTTAATGCTTCAAGGACTTGACCGGGAACGTTTTCTTCCGGTGCCGGAACTTGTTCGGGACTGATAAATCTATCACCGTCAAGCAAGATTTCCGATGCTGTTGATCCTGTAGCAGTTGAATACGCAGCCATTCCAGATAGAGAGCCACCTGATATATAAGCATCGATACTGTTTCTTCCGCCAATAATTAAACTTCCGTCGCTGGTGTCTGGACGGAATATTAGAAGGTCGCCAGATTCTAAATTGGTTGCCTGCGGTAAAATTACTGCGGCTGTCGATCCATCACCAACAAACGTATTCATCACTGCGGTATCAGGTGGAATTTCTCCTGTATAAGAACTATCTCCTAACTGATACTCGTCGTATCTTGGATGATCTAATCTTACAGTTTTTCCTGTAGTTTCACGTTTTACATAAACGTTGATATTGATTCCCGCTGCGGGAACAGTAGGCAATGTTACAGATGTTGTGCTTCCGTCAACTAAGAAATAATAATCTGTTTCATTAACTTCAGCACTATCCCATCCTTCGGTAAACCATGGTAATGCGTCCCAACCTGCACCAACATCAAAAGTAGCACCTTGGACAATAGTTCCGCCGTAGTCAATTCCTGTAATTAACTGAGAGTAATCAGATACAATTTCACTGCCTTCTGTATCATCAACTTTAGTTTTTTCTACTCCTAACTGACCGGCAATAGGTTTATAATATTTGTCGATCCTGTTTAAACTGTCTAATATTTCATCATTCTTTTCATAATTAATAGCAACTAAAGAATTAGCAGACGGTGCTATATTAAGAATCAATCTGCCGATTAACTCAGTAGTTCCATTTATTATTTCTTCTGTTAGACTTACAGAATATTGACTAGCTAATAGTCTAGATCCGTTAACCGAAACTTCGATGGTCGATTTATCTAGAGATAACGGATATTTCAATCTATAAGTGGTCTGTTTGTTCTGTGCGACAAAAGTTTCTGATTCTACAAACTTTTCATCGTAGCTATATGATTTAAATTTAGGTATCTTAGAAATCCTATCAAACTTTAATTTCATATCAAAGGTTCTAACCTTTGAGTCGCCGATGATCGCTACAGCTCGAGCAGCATTCTGTATTTCGCTACCTACTCCGCCCACCACTAAAACATTCGGAGCGGATGTATATCCCGATCCCGAAGAGGTTACAATAATTTTAGATATTTTTCCGTTTGAAATATATGCCTGTGCCTTAGCTCCGCTGCCTCCGCCGCCTTCAAAAACTATCTGCGGGACGGAAGTATAACTCGATCCCTGTGAAACTATCTTAATATCAACAACAGAAAAATGATTATTGTCTGACCAAAGTTTCCACGGATATTGCGATATCTCTTCTGAACTATTATCGATAGTCTTAATTGTCTTTGTAGCAGCGTTCCATACTGGTGGTAAATCAAAATCTGTAGTTACTTGATTAGCTGTTTCAATATTGAAATACTTACTAACATAACTTCTAATCTTTGTCCTATATGGTTTTACTTCTTCTATATAAGACTGATAACTCGAAAGATTATCGTTTTTATAATTAAGTTTCTGTTCTAAGTATCCTACATTATGTGTACCTTTAACAAAACTAGTTTTAAATGCCCAGTCAACATATAGTTGTTCTGAAAATACATATCTCACAGCCACAAAAAATAGTTTATTCCACTCAACCAATAAATCATCTTTAAATATATCTTCCTTAACAGCTCTTAAGATATTTCTAAATTCAATAGCAGCCGATGTATCATATCGATTACTATCAAACGCTTGGGTTAGATCGTACCCAGTTGATTCTGCGGTTGTGTTATAAAAACCGTTAATAATTTCAATAGTACCTAGATTTCTACCAACTAATCTATATTTTTCAAAAATATCAGCATCTGTCGTCTCAACACGCTCTAATACAGCCCATCCACCAGCACCGTAGTTTTCTAGTCTTAGAAGTTCTCCGATTTTGAGATCAACACTAGATTCTTCGTATAACCCAGCGATTGTTTTCTTAATTTTAGATTTTTCGTTGAAAGGTGCTAACCACCAATCTATTTTTTTCCAATACTTTCTTGTATCATAAGATTGAGTAGCAGATCTATAAAACTCTTTATTTTTTTCTTCTAAAGAATAAATGCTCCAGGCATTGTTAACTGTAGAATCTGTTCTAACTAACACAGCGAATGGCCGTACTATCAATGATACTGTAAGATATTTTTTGCCTTGATTAATAACTTGAACAGAAGTAATTGTGCCCCTGTTATTAAGTATCGGTTTTAGTTTAGCACCAGAACCAGTACCTATTATTTTTATGTCAGGCGGAGTCTTATATCCATACCCTCCATCGATAACGTCAACAGTATTAATATGACCATTAACTATGTTTGCTTTTAATATTGCTGTTTTAATTTTAGATGTAGCTATAAATCTTAATTCGGCTTCGGTTTCTAAAACCTGATCATAAAGATTTTTTACAGATGATGGTTCTTCATCTAATAGATTTAAATTAGTATAATCAATTATTTCAGCAAATGGTCTTTGTTTTAAAATATCATTAACATATCCGATAGTAATGTTTACTGCTTTATTTCTATCGACAAACATACTTTGTCTCGGTCTAGATAATATTCCATATCTCATTTTAGTAGACAATTTTCTGTCTGGTACTGTTTGTCCAGCAATGTCTTCGCCTATTAAACTGTCAATCCATTTGTTTTCTAATTCTTGATTAGGATACTCTAATATGCCTTCAGATAATAATTGATATTCAGTGTGAATTAAGTTAATGTCTTTTTCTTTTTCAAAAAACTGAATATTAACTAAAAATTTATCTTGATCAATAACAGAATCAACATTAACTAAACTAAAAGTATTTTTAGAAGTTAATACCGCGTATGGAACTCCTGCCGAGAGCGGAGATGAAATATAATTTGCTATTTGTTGAGCAGTAAATTTTCTTTCTACGATATCTGGAATTGTAGTTTTATTTTTTACCCAATAATAATATGTAACAGATGACGGAAACCCGGTAGTTACGTCCAATACTGTGCGTACAGAATAATTTGAATCGTCACCGTATAATGCTGTTCCCGATACTCCTATTGAGAATCCTTCTGATGTACCTGTAATATCATTCCATTCACTAGGCTTCAACTCTGTCTCAACCCACTCATAAATGTCGATACTACTACCTAGAACCGGAGAACCCCAATTTCCGCTACGGAAAGATAATGAATCCTGTTCGTATAAAGTCCACTTGACTGTAGACAAATCCCACCATATCGAACCTACTTTATCTGACTGCCATGCTTGGTTGGGGTCTACTGGTGAATCTTCTGTTCCCACTCCGTATATCGCAGGATCGAATGATGTTTTAAAATCGATATATTGATCTGCTTCTGAAAGTATTTTTCCTTTGTACGGATCAATAATATCAATATCAGCTATCTTTAAATTATTAAATTTATCGTATAAGGCAAAATTCTTTAACAGATCGATGTTAACCTGGTCGTCTTGTTGTCTGATAGTGAACCAGGGCTTAGTATTTGGAATCTTATCAAACTTCTGTATACGACCGATTCTAACAGCTTCGAACGCTGGATCTTCAGAAATGTACAACGGAGATCCAACTATTATTGAACTGTTAGATACAGAAAGACCTCGACCAAAATCTTCGTCAGTATTCAAACCTTGATCTAGAATTTCTGACAGAACAAAAGAACCTGTATAATTTGTATAGACATATACTTTACCTGTCTTACCTTGAGAATCTCTAAAGTTAGTTACAAACCTGTCAAACGCTGTATTTCCATTATCAAATATAGTTGTTTTAAATGTAGATGCGCCTTCAGCGGATATAGCTAAAGTTACTCCGTCGGGCGATACAGAAAGATTTGAACCAAATCTTTCACCTGGTTCTAATACTAATCCGTTGACTTTTTGTATTAGAGAGAACTGGCCGTTTCGTTTATCGAAAATAAACACACTACCTTGGTCTTTACCGATAAAGTCAAAATTAGGAGCAGACACAAACAATCGTGTGCCTTCTTCATTTATTACAACCTTGTGACCGAATTCATCTCCAGCTTCTAATGCTATTTCATCGGCGTCGATTGTTTGTATCAAATTAAATGTTTCTGCGTCATCTTTTTCATAAATGAATACAGATCCGGTCTTGCTTAGAGTTGAATCTGTATTTTCTTGCCATATAGACGGTGTTAATTCTGGTGTTGAATTAATATTATCAGCGAGACAATTATAATAGAAAGTACCTCTTCTTACGGTATCGCCAACAAGATAATTGATATTATTTTTCCAAATTCCTTTGAAGTTTTCAAAATCTGCTGTGTCATTCCTTGGAGCAGAAATTACCATTACTGAACCATCTTTGCTAAATGCTGTTGATGTTCCAAAATTGCTGCCAGTAGTTAAGAATTCTACATTGCCATCAACCCCTTGTTGAAGTGTTGAACCATCGTCGGCATAGGCCAATGTCGATGGTAGTATGCTTCTGGTAACTTCGGCTAATTCTTCCCAAGCACCAACACCCGGTTGATTATTTGAAATAGCTGGAATGTTTGATAATGCCTGCCAATAGGCATTGTTGTACCAAACTTTTGATCCCGCCGGATAATTTTTAGCGGACGAATAGATTCCAACAAACGCAGGGTCGTCTAAATGCTTCCACGATATTCCATCAAATTTGTAAAGATATGATCGACCGGTATCGTCTCTAGAACCCGAAGCACCTACAACCATATAATAGGCTTCCTCGACACCGCCCAATGTACTGCCTAAGATCCTAATTTGGTCTCCAACATTGTATCGAGTTCCTGACACATTGACTACAGCGGAATAACCGCCATTTTCTCTAATGATATCAAAAATCGCACCTTGCCCTGGGTCGCTTACATCTTCACCTTGTAGGTCATTAAATTGTCTTTCGCCAGCAGTTCCGACACCAGTCCAGGTAATACCAGACGATGCTGTTCCTCTGTAAGAAAAATTATCTATACTCTTGTTAGCAGTTATAGAATTAACTCTAATAGTAACATCGTGTTCGCCATCTTCACCGCCGAGTTGGCTACCTAAAATAGTTATAATTGATCCAGAAACATAGCGAATTCTATTTCCTGTTATGTCTAGGTCAGACCATTCAACCGCAGCTTCAGCAAAAACTGCCCCCGATACTTGCTCCCAGTATTCTTGATCTGTTGGGAATATTGGCTCTGCTGTTTCCCACTTAGTTATATCGGTAGGAAGAACTCCTGTATTCAATCCTAAAGCAACATAATACGAACTTGAGTTAGCTGGATATTTTACGATGTCTCCTGATTGATAAGTTCTATTAGGATCCCATACTCCTAGATCAACTCTAGTATCTTTGATACAGGCATATAATCGACCAGAGTATCGCACAATGCTCCTAGAAAAATAACCTGTGCCGGCATTGATTTTAGAAATAGCATATCTAGTTCCAGATTTCGTAACACGAAACGTTGCTTCGGTTAGCGGAGCGATCGAGTTAATACCAATAATATTATTATATGTGGCAGACCCTACAATCTCGCCAGTTGATGTGACAGCGGTCACTGTGATAATTAAATCATTAAATGGTGTCAACCCTAATAAATTACTACCAGAAATTTTTATTCTGTCGCCAACAGCATATCGAGTACCGCCGGTTCTTACTAGAACAGTATACGTATTATTAGATTTTAAAACATCAAATGTTGCGTTAGAACCAGGAAGACTAATGTCAACGCCGCTTACATTAGAGAATGTAGCATCTTCTAACCCGCTTTCTCCTTGAGCGGAAACTTCTAATATTCCTCCGAGCGAATCTATAGATGCTACAGTTAGTGTAACGTCGCCGCTTGTTCCTTCTATTCCCTGTCTCTTAGACAAGCTGATAGAAGAAGCAAATTTTTCTCCGTGTGCCGGTCTTGGACTAATAATTGTGTGCCTTAATTGATACTGACTGAATACTTCGTCGTATTCAAATATCTCTATAGCACCTTGCTGGCGATATCCTTGATTAACATCATATAGGCCGATGCCTAAAGGGTTAGCTAGGTGTTCTGTCGCAGGAATCCAGTCCTGACTTTCAATATCTATAGATGACCCGTCACCGATGATTGTCCTTTGAGCTTGCCATAACTTTCCAGCATATAGAACTGTATCGCCAGGATTGTATGTTGCTGTTGAACTAAATGTTTCTTTGTAATTGCTAGGAATATAAGATACATTAGGTGATCCGACCATTAACCAACGGCCGTCTTTGCTGACCGATAACACTTCACCGTATGATCCTAAGAATGATGTTCTCAGACCAGAGTTAGGATTTAAAACCTGTAAAGGTATTAGACCTTCTTCGCTCTGTCCATAAATTACTACTGCTGATTCTCTAATAACTTCGCCTGCTGGAACAACCTGTCCGGGGTTGGCAGAAACAACTTGATTTCTAGCTTCGATGTATAGAACATCCTTGCCCGATCCGGTTGGAAAGGCAACACCGTAGTTAGCAACGTCAATGGCTTTATAAATTCTACGTTTTTCTAATACTTCCCATTTATTGGATCCGTTATCATCTAGCCAAACTTTTGTGCCTTCTCTGTATGCTGCGAATCGATCTAATACGAGATCGCTATACTCACCTACACGCAGAGGTTTAAAAATAGATATTGTGGCGAAAGAACTTTCATCGATAACCGGTTCTTCGTCATAGCCTGCTATCTCGATAATAATTGTAGTAGATCCGACAGCCTTGATACGCCAAAAACCTTCTAAGTATCTAATATTGTTGATTCCGATGATATCATCAATTTTTAAACCATGCGGTTTATTTGTTTCTAAAGTCACCGAGGTAGTATCAACAACTGCTACTGCTCCAATGATTATATCAGTTACAGTGTATCGTAAAACCGTCCACCCCGGATTATCAAAAGTTACCCATACTGTAGATCCATCCTGTAATTGATTAATATCGAGGGCATATAAGTTTATTCTTTCTCGAACCACAAAATCAACATCACCGGAATACACGTAGCCCGCCGATGCTTCAGATACCGGATAAGACTTAGTAGGAAATAGATAGTCTGAATTGCCGACAGTAAAATCATCTGGTTTGACCAATATATAGTTTTGATAATTTGATTTAATCAACCCCCTACTATTCACTATAACAGGCTGAGGATTTAATTTAATATCTCTTTGATCAATTGTTAATTCAACTTCATCAAATTGAGCAGATCCGCCAAAAGATCCCATTAAGAAAGCCCATTCTTCGTTTAGTTCTATAGCATCTTGGTCGATAGGGCTTAGTTTATCGAAAATTTTTGTTATAGAATTTTTAGTTCCTTTTTCTCTTATAAATCCTTGATAAATTCTAAATTGTGTTACTTCGTCCTGTGCGATATCTTCCAGATATTGTCTCTTTTGATATCCAAGAGTATGTCTTGCTAATTCTTTTTCAGTATCGTCTATACCTTGATAACCTAATTCATAATAATCCTCAATTTGATTAATCTTATAATCAAAATTTGCAACTAAACCAGCTGTGGGATAAGAATCTAACCTTTCCCAATTACTAAATTTGAAATCAGGAGTTCCTGTATGAGATAATTTCGCCACATAAAAGAATTCTCTAAAACGAGTTATATCACCGATCCTGTAATCTTTAAAAGATTCCCATGAATTAATTTCAGCAGAATCGTATATGAAACCTGGACTAGTATAATCGCCATCCCAGTCTGTGGTCCTAAAACCTAATAACTTCATTCGGTCTTGTCGATATCCTGGCCCTTTGTCGTACAATATATCCCCGAACATAGTTCTATCATTGAAGATAGCTATATGTTCTTTCTGCACAAAATTAAGTTTTGCAAAATATATTCCTTCGTTAGAGTCTAGAGGGGTTAGACTAAATTCATCGTACCCTCTGTAAACTTGTATATTTGTCGACGGTATCTTTGTACCATCATTTTTAAAAATATTATACTCGTAAAAGCCATCTAATAAGTTTTCAACAACGCTTCCAACATTCGAAACTTTTAATTTGGTAGCCGCTGGACTCAATGTAATTAATGATCCCACTGCCCAATTATGCGTAGTCCAAAACATAAACTCTTTGGCTGATAATAACCAATCACTAGGTGTTGATAAATCTTTATTAAACTCATCAAATACTACGCCTTGTCCCTTTAACCATTCGCTGTAGCCCAAGATAATATCTACTACTTCTTGCACTGTGTAGGCAATAAAATTATAAGGAATACGCTTTACTCTAAAAGTATTAAAGGTGGTTCTTTTTATCGCTTGGACTGCTCCTGTAATTGGTAATGACGGCAACCTAACAAAATTTTCTGATTGAAAATTATCGCCGGACACGTGATTTATTGTACATCTATAGTACAAATCAAGATTTCGAACTAG